GCGCCCACGCTCACACTCCACCACAAGCGGAGAGAGAGAGAGAGCAAGGATACACAAGCGGAGCGCTCCCAGCACTGACTCGAAGAGTCAACACTGAGAGCTACCACCACGCCCAGCAACCAGCACACACCACCGCCGAAAGGAGCGGGCGTACACGCGAGCAACTCAGGGCGCGCACACGCAGGCACTCGCGCGAGCACGCACCTGCGCACCCCCACGGGGGCACGCGAGGCTGTGTGAGTGGAGGGACCCCTTCGCTTGAGTATACTATTTTAGGTTCCCGACTCTAGGAGCACCATGTCAAAACATACTAACCGCTTTGCCGCTAAGAGGACGGCGCGTTCATACTCCGCCTCTTGGGTAGGTTTCAGTACGAGCACAGGTACAGTACCCAATTTCTCAACCCGACTAGAATCCGAGTACAGCGCTACATGCCCCTGTAGGTCATACCCACAATCTAACACCCCCTCTACAACACCAACCGCCTCGCTGTACTGGTTGTTCAGGTCGGAATCACTGTTAGTAATAGTGTACTTGCTGAATACCCCGTGTAGTAACATTATAGAATCCTCTGAAAGTTAAACATTGTGAGTAAACTCACCTGCGACCCCTGAGCCGCCTGTAATGTACTACCAGAGGTACTCAGCGTAACTCCAGTAACCGTGTTGTTAACAAGGTAGATGCCGGCGGTATTTACGTACACCAAAGCCTCACCAGATATACCCGACAAGGCACCAGACACTGTTACTCTGTATACTTCCTCGGTGCTGGTAATAGTCCCGTCCCCTGAGAATTGAATTGTTCTGATATCCGTTACCGCATATCTGGGTAAGGATACAACAACCTCACTACCATACACCCGGTAGTTACGCATGTACAAGTGGCGGTAAGGTGCCATGTAGTTGGCGGAGAAGGTCAGTGCATAATTATCATACGCAACATCTCGCAAGGACAGGTCAGACCCACTGTGGACCCATTGAGCGCCGTTCACCCCATTGGTTGTCGCAACCGTACTATTACCAAATAGGAAGACGCTACTGTGCAGCAGACCCCCGACAAGCCCCCCGCAGTAGGGGGAGACTATAATACATTTACCGAAGGGACTTCCCGTAAAGTCGTGGATGATATCTGGATACCAGTTTGATACTGATGGCACCTGTATACCCATAATGGTAGAAGACCACGCGCTACCTTCTGCCGTTAAGGTATCAGAGGTAGAGAATAGAGAACCATCAGCAGATACATCGTGACCCTCAGCAAGCAACACCTTGTAAGACCCCAAAGGATGCTCATAGAATGCGATAACCTCTGCTGTATCTACGCCATTTGTTATAGTAGCACCACGGGTTAAATCGGATACACTGGAGGATACAGTACACTCGGACAAGTAACGTCCATTAAAGTCAAATTGCCCACGGATGTTAGCGTACTGCCCCCCATTACGTAGGATAATACCACCATTATCAAACCCAGCAATGAAGTTGATGTCAAATACCCAACCCTCTACTATGGGGGAGCTGCCCGAGGTGCCGCGTTGAAGTAGGAATGCTGTTCCCCGGGAGTCGTGCCAGTAACCACCCGTGACTTTATTACTGGCAGTGGGCCAAGTTACATCCTTGGGCACAACACCACACACTACATTTACTAAACGTTCTGCGTGGAAGTGGCTGCCACCACAACCCTGCGCTACTATGTTTATCCAATCGGCCCTGTTGCCCCCATTTATGTACTCACACTCTATGTTTAAACCCACCATACTCCCGACCCCACCGATAGAGATGAGTGGTTTGGCAGCCTTCCAGTTACTATATGAAGGCCATGTAGAGGCAGCCCGTAAACTGCGCAAGTACATCCGGCAACCACTTCCAAAACCATGTACTCGTAGTGAATCGGAAATAGCATAGTCACCATTCCCAATTATCTGGGTGCTTGACGCCATTGTTTTTAGTTTATCAATGGTGGCCTGCACAGCCGCAGTATCATCAGACACACCGTCACCAACTGCCCCAAACATCTCGGGCGTTAGGTACGTTAGGGCGTCCTGAGCCACCCCACCCTGTTCCAAAGACACGGTGTCCGCACTAACATCTACTAATTTTATAAGTGACATACATCCTCCATTACTTAGATAAGGCGTCCAGTGCCGCCTGTACTGTTTTAAACTCATTACCAATAGCTTTGCTTTGCCACTGTCTACGTTCCCATAAGCCCCAACATACTTTATTGGGCTTTCCTTGTACTAACTGAGAACAGTCATACTTCTTACTACTAACGGTAATATACCGCCATGATAGTACTGCACGCTCCGCAGCAGCATAGTCCTTCTTCATCAGTAGTTGCTTAATTGTACTATTCTTGAATCCGTACACGCCGATGTTGTACGTCATATCTATGCTACCTAACACAACCACATCGGGAAGGCTCTCAGGAAGTCCCTCAAGAGCTGCGGCGTGCTCCGTGATAGATTGTATCAACTGAGCATCACATTGCTTCTGCGTGGCGTACAGGCCTTTACGTACGCCCTTAGTCTCCCCATAGCAGATAGTCCATACACCGGCGCTATCCTTGTATGCTGTTTGGCTCAACCCCTCATTATGTTTCACAACTGAGATTATGCCCCCGCCCAGAGCAGTAACCCCGAACAAGGCACCAATTATTTTATTCTTTAGGCTCATTCAGTAAGTATCCCTTCTCAGATGCACGGCGAACACCCTCAGCGAATACCTTGGAGTTCTTGTGCTTGTAGTACCAGTTGATGCACAAGGTTGCCAGCCCCATCAGAAAGCCTAACACCATAAAAATCATATTCCAGTTAAGGCTTCCCATACCCATTACCAAGGCACTAGTGCCTATTGATAATTTACTGTAGAAGTCCCCAAGGAGTTCACTAACCCAAGTACTAATGAATAACCAAACACTATACATCCTGTTTCCTCCGTTTAAGTGGTGGTGGGACGAACCAGAACACAAGTCCAAGGACACTCGCCATACCTATTGCAAACGCACCCAGTAGGGCACCCGGTGAGCCATTGGTGACTCTGATAGCCTCCGCCTGTACTGACCCAGCCTGGACTTGCTGCCCCTGCTTAGAGGCGTTTACAGGCCCTTGTACGTCCTTAATCTCTGTTCGGTCTTCCTGCTTGACAGCAAGACCTACTCCCTGTTTAGTATTCTCCGCACCAACCTGTGCGGTAAGTTCCGGCTTGTTAGGTGATACAGCGGACGCTACTGTACCTAACATTGATGTCGCTGCACAACCTTGTAGTGCCAATACCGTTGCGAGAACAAGTAGTGTCCGCATGTTATCTCCTTATGCACCTGCGGCTGTGAACGCCGCCTTAAGGGCGGTAATCGCTGTCTGTAAGGCCGTAATCTCCGCAGCAGAAATCTGTGAGCTGTTCTGTACTAACTGCTGTACGCCGGGCACTACCCGAAGTACCGCGTCACGCATTGCCATGTTGTTTGCCTGCGCACTGGTCGTACCTACTACAATAGCCATAACATCTCCTTAGTGTAAACGGGAACGTGTTCCCTTGACTGGCTTCCGCACAGTGTGTGCATAGCCCATTGGGTTACTTAGAAACTCTTGCGAGCGTTTGTTCTGTAGCTTCTCGGCCTCCTTCTCTTCATCTGCGCTTAGATAACCCTTCAACTCGTTAACCATGTGGGCTACAGCGTCCGCACGGTCATCCTTAGCCAAAGAGCCACGGTCGTACGTAATACCGTTCAACTGGAACAGCAGCGAGTACAGGTTACGCTTGTCGCGGCTGTACTGAGACAGGTACTCAACATCCATCTCCATAGCACGCTCATGGATTACGAACTTGTGACGACGGAACACAGGGCCAAGGGTGTCAATGATACGACGCTCCTTCTGACCTTTAGCGTAGATATCCCGCACACCAATCGTGGTAATCTTACGACGCGCCAAGGCGTTCAGTACAACCATTGTCGCTGTACCATGCCCCATGTTTGCCTCCATGACGATATCGGTAATGCCGAACTCTTCACAGAAGTCAATTAACGTATTACAGTTCTCTTCGGATAGGCCACCCTGTAGACCACCTACCCCGAACAAGTGGATGTACGAGTTAAGCGCACCACCAATAGCGAACGCTACTTCGTCACCACCGTTACCAGCGGGGTCGATTACCATCAGCTTGTGTTGGTAAGGTAGTAGGATGGAGCCAACACCAGCGACGTTGTACATGACCTCCTGCTTAATACAGTCAGGTAGGCTCTGTACGCGATGTTGTGGCGCTGCTGCGTAATACATGACATCTGGTGCAGCATCAGTACCTAAAGCCGCTACGATAGCGTCAGAGAGCTTAATACGCGTACGCATGGCGTCAGACAGTGTGGTGTCCAGCATGTACTGTAGCTGGTAACCTTCTGGCCCAAACTCCAGTTCTTTCTCAATGCACAAATCCTCATCATAACGTGCAGGGTCAGCGGGTTCACCGCGTGTACCATCCACACCACAACCGGAACGTGCAGCACCCTCTTCAATGAGTCTCAGGATGTAGGGAGCCAGCGTAGCACCATAGCGTTGTTCTTCTTCAACAGTAGGGATACGACCGGGCCAGATACGCATCTCGTACCCACGGTTCACCAGCGTACGATAGATACTGTCCTTCGTCTGTGGTGTACCCAAGTACAGAATCTTACCGTCAACACAGATAGCACCAAACTCCTTAGAACGCAGAAGCAGGATTTCTCGGTTGGTAGCGGTGAGGCTGTTGTTAGTGGTTTCGATATCGTCGGGAATCAGCAAAGTAGCACGTTTACCCTGCAACTGTGCGGTAATACCGACACAGGCAACGCTGGGTGACTTACTAACTTCGCGTAGGTCGCAGTGGATATCGTAGTGCTCGTACGATGTACGGTCACCACGGGAACGGTCTGGTCGTAGATAACACAGGATACCCCAGCGTTCAATCAGCTGGATAACCAGTAGGGCAACCTCAGACGCCTGTGTCTCACCGCCGGATACAATCAGTACCCACTCGTTCCAGTTCTGGATAATACGCCATACCGCGAACAGTGCAGCCAGTGTACTCTTAGCCTCACCACGCTGTGCAGCGACCATGCTTTGACGTGGGCCGTACTGCATGTACCGAGCAATATCACGCTGCATAGGAGTAAGTGTATACCCCAAGAAACGCATACCTAAATCTGCGAAGTCCTCAAACTCCGCAAAGATAGATTGCATCATGAAGCCGTACTCTTCCCGCAAGTCCTTCGGCATGGAGGCAGGACGGTCCGCCCACGCGGCTATACTCTGAGCCACAAGCCCCAGCCTGTGTAGTTTACGTTCCTGCATAATCTCCCTTACTGTAGAATGTGTCCCATAGCATCATCAGAGAGTGCGGTAGCGACTCGCTTACGCTGCTCACGCTTACTCTCTAAATCTGCTCGGAACTCATCTCGTAGTTGCTTCATGTCATCGGCATCCACCGATGCGGTAATCTCGTTATCCTTTAGGAACTGCCGAATAACACCGAGGTTAGCAGCAGGTAATGGAATCTTGTCGGCGATACTCTGCCGCAGGTCCTCCAACATAACTTCTGCTAACATCTCATGTAGCGCTGCTAGTTTACTCTTAGGTGCTGCCATTATCTCTCCTTATCTAACTCGACGGGCACGTACGTACCCATTAGCGGTAGCTGTACCTGTAAAGGTCGCCTGTGCTACAAGGTACACAGTGGTGGTGGTACTCAGTAGTACGCGCCTTGCCATACCCTGCCTGTTCGAAGTCCCTGCACCGATGGTAGTCGTAATGCTGTACACATCATACCACGTAGTGGGTAGTACACCTGTGGTGGTACTAACACCAAAGGCTAAGGAAGTCACGTTACCCGTGTTTATAATTTGGAAAGTACTTTCCAGCTCCCAATCACCTGCGGGCAAACTAAGGCTAATAATATTAATAGCACTCCCGGATACAAGATTAGTAGCGGAACCAGACGCAGCAGAAGCCACCTCCCCAACAATACCTGAACTTGCAGCTACACCTGTAGTTAGACCCGTTATACCCCCCGATAGGTTAGTAAGGGCGGTGATGTCATTGTTACTACCCATAACAGCTGCCGACAAAGTACTACGTGCAGAGGCAGCGTTACTTGCTACAAATACCGCATCACCTATAGATGTACTACCTAGAGCAGTACGAGCGAGGGACGCAGTGCTTGCACCTGTACCACCTTTGGATACAGGTAGTACACCAAGTACCCCTTGAACCACGTCAGTAGTACCGTCGAAGGAAGGAGTAGCAGTACTGGTCAAGTCTACACTTAGTGTACGTGGCGTAGTTAAACGAGCTACAGTACCTACTGTATTGCCTGTACCGCCTTGTTCGGTACTGAGGGCTGTAGTTAACCCTGTTAAACTCGTGATATCGGAGTTAACGCCGGCTCGCGCCCTTGTAGATACATCTGCCTGTACTACAGCATCATCAGCCTGCCACTCAGCACGCATACTACTGTGCTCGCCCTCCGCATCTAGGATAGCATTAGCAAGCTGGTCTGTAGTAGCATAACTGGTATCCAGACCAACATCCTCACCTATACGTACAAACACATGCGTGCCTACAGGTACAGGGTCGGCTAACATAATAGTATTATCTACTACAAGATAACTGTAGCCCGGTGTCTGGCATACACCATTCAGAAATAGCGCGGCCTTTGTAAACACGTATGGTGGTTCTATTATGTCTGTACTAGCGGTGGTGGTTACGTACCACGGATAACTAACAGTACTACCAACAAAGGTATCCTCTAAAGAGTCTACGCGGGTAGCCACAGCATCCAACTGTCCTTTATTAACCGCATCCCCCACAGACTCACCCGCGCCTAAATCAGTGATTTTAAACCCGCGCATATTCAGAGGGAAGAACAGTCCGGTAAGACCATTCCCCTCTGTAAACTCCTGCGCCAAGTAAATCATCTGTTTAAAGTTTTCGTCCAGTGTGTCGCGGGTAAACGCAGCCCCACCGTCATAAATATTAAACGCCCTATCAATGTTTGTGTTACGACGTACCGTGATGTAACTCCCCGCTGGTACAGGGGAGTCTGTTAACAGGTTAATATGGGTAGCCCCATCCCATTGCCAGTCTGTACCGAGTACCAGTGGGGTAGTGGACAGACTACGGTACAGCGTGATATCGTCTTGCTCGAAGTACTCAATGCTCAGAGCAATCCTCGATAGAGTGCCATCTGATACAGCAATCTGTACTGAATACATATATTCTCCTTATTCGTCATCGTCTGCCATACTTGCACCCATGAGGCGCATACCCGGCATAATACTTAGGAATGGAACAGCCTTGATAACACTCTCTGGCTTGACCTCACCGTTAGCAATACCGCTCATCGCAGCGTGCATACGGTCAACCAACGATAGTGCAGCAATATTGTTACTGGCACCGTTAGCCATGAAGTCTACAGCAAAACCTGCCCAGCTCATCATTGGAACCTGAACCAACGCACGTTGTGCCACCGACTCTGGAGTCACGTCTTTACCAGCCAAGGCCAGTGACGCAGTGCTGCTCAGTGCAACTAATGGCATCTGGTAAGCCATAGCCATTGCAACACCTGTAGCACCATCCAGCGCTGCTGTACGACGCAGAATCTTGTTCCACGCACCAGCGACGAAGGTCATGTACGGAAGGACAACCTTACCCACAGAACTGAACTGCATCCATGTAGGGATTTCGCCTAAGCGGTTCTCCAATACAATAGCGTCAGCCATGTTGTGTGTTACCGATTCAATCTGCGTACGCACATCATTAGGCCATGTACGCATGTCAGGATTACGGCTCGTTGCAGCTTTCAATCGGTTAAGTAGCGTGTCGTTCATACCGAAGCGCTCCAGTGCAGTAACAGCCGCAGCGTTGCCACGTACTGCATCATCCACTGTGTCAGCGATAAGACCAGCCACTAACTTAGATTGACCCCTGCGTACGAATTCCATCCCGTTCACAAAGCGTGTACCTTGTCCCAACTGCTGCACGTACCTGTGAGCAACACCCAGCGAACCAATGTCTCGGTTATCTTCTAAGTGCGTTAGAACGCTACGGTACTTACCGGATAGCACATGCCGTGCCTCAATCACGTCACGAAGACGTGAACCGTAATCAGCAGACCGAGCCAGCACCAATGCATCCCGCCCGAACTGTGTATCACTGAACGCACGTAACGTCTTCGTAATACCGAACTGGTGGACCATCAGAGCCATATCAGCCAATTGGTAGATACCGGAGTTAGCAAGGTTCAACGCACCCCCGATGATACCGGCACTACGTAACAGGTCAGGAACGTTCTCCCCTGTAGGGTAACCGAGCAACTGGTTGACAGTGTTATCGAAGTTATGCAGGGCTTCTGCTGGGTTAGCAGAATCCGCAGCGGCACCATCAATAGCCTTAGTCACATCACGTAGGTCAGGGAAGCCAGCTTCTGCCAGACCAACACGACCAGCCATACGGCGGCTGTAGCCTTCCATCAGACCCATCACGTCGTTGTTAACGAACATGCTAGGGGAAATCAGCTTACCAGACTTCGTAGTGTACGTAGCCGTCATGTCGAACTCAGCACGATGGCGTAAGTTACGGACCTTGTTAGCGTCTGTACCAGTAATACGAATCTCGTCAAGGAAACCCTTAATCGTGTTATCCGTAGCGCCCAGTGCTTCCAGCGTATTCTCGATATCATCGAATGACATACCAGCAATACTCTGACGATAACCCTGTACGTGTGCTGCTTGGTCTTGCATGTTGTCAAACATCTTGGAACCGAGCTTCTGTGCAGTAGCATCCTCAATATTACTGTGCGCGAACATGCGCTTGAACTGCTCGGTGTACATACCCACGATATCCGCACGGGTAACATCTGTGTTGGCGCGCATGTACATATTCAACTTAGAACCACTGTGCTGGCGTGGTAGGTAGTACGGAGAGTCAGCAATATCGTTAGCCCCAGCAATACCCGATGCACGGATACGGCGGAGTTGGTCTGTAGCCCAGTCTGAACGAACAAACGCATCAACGATGGTGTTGACGTTAGGGTCTGAGTTAGGAAGGATTGCCTGCCCTTTTAAGTGGCGCTCATGGTTCTCAGCGAGCTGTTGAGACACCCGACCACTTAACTCTTGCTGTGCTTCCTTGTAACGGACTGGGTGGCGTAAGCGTTGAGTCAGAGGCCAATCAGCGGACAGTGCCTGACGCAGTGCATCATCGACCTGTGCCAGCGCTACGCTAGAGGCCAAGTGGTGCGCCCTTGCGTAGTGTGCAGCAGAGTTAGCGCTAGTGCCAGTAGCATCGACAACCAGTTGGGCGGCGAGTGTAGCGGCTTTTGCGCCGTATGAACTGAGACGCTCATACAGTGAGAAGTTACGATTAAGAGCACCCATGACCTTGTTGTGAGTACCAGTTAGGTTAGGTGCTTGTAGTACAGGACTCTGCAAGTTCGGGACAGGGTTAGGGTTACGAACGAACGTAGCCTTGTCTGTCATCGGCAGGGAAATCAAATCTTCGAAAGCGTGCAGTGTTGCATCAAGCGCGTTACCTGTCGGTGCAGCACCAGTCAATATCTGGATAACCTTCTGTACTACCCCAGTGAAAAGGTTGCCAGAGGCGCCGGGTACTTTGATTTGTTTGAGGTGGTCACGGAACGCAGCAGAGTTAAACAACTGTGCGATGAACTCATCAGGTGAGTCTAGACCATAATTCACGTTGTAACGGCTGTATCTACCTGCGGGTAGATTCTCTGCTGTAGTCTGAGAACGCACGTACTGGCGAATTTCATCCAGACGACGCACCGCATCGTACTGCGCACCTTCTGTCAAGTGTCCGCGCTCCACAGCGTGGATGGTACGGGTGGTCTTAGCGTGAACAGCCTCATGTAGAACAATCGCCTTATCGTACGTACTCATGTTCTTAATCTGCTCTTCCAGCGTGTACTGTACCGGACCTTCTGTGTAGATGTCCGCCTTCACAGTACCGTCAGCATGTAGACGTACGTACGAACGCATGTCCTTCGGTGAAGCACCACGGACAACAGCAGGAATAGCCTCATCAGCCTCCAGTGACTGCAACAGACGAGCACCGAGTACACGGATACCTTCTGGCAGGTCATCACCTACGTTAATAACGGTACGGACTAAGTTAGTCACGTCAGTACTGATATCACCACCACGGCCTGTAAGAACAGCGACGTGAGGCTTACCAGAGAAGTAGTCAGGGTTAATGTTAGGGTAATCAGCATCCGGTACTACCGTAGCTGTGGTTGGGTTAGTTGGGGTAGCGTCATCCGATGCACGGGCAACCTTACGGACGCCGGGGATTGCACTCAGAGCAACACCCACGCTTGTGCCGATAACATCCAGTGGTGTGATAGTACCACCCTGTGAAGCCAAGCCAAGAGCTGCTGTGTTAGCAGATAGGCCGATAGCCATACGGGTACTACGTGCCAGCTTAGCCAGCGAACCTACACCACCACCGATGACCATATCTACGTCAAGGATACTGGACGCAATGGTAGTCATCATGTTCTGACCCATCGCGTCGTAGTTCTCGCGAGTGGTCTGCACGCGTGCTTTACGCTGTGCGAGTTCTGCATTAGAACGGGAGTCAGCTAAGAACTCCAGCTCGTCAGCCGTGTACTGACTGACAGACTCACCCAGTGACTTGGTTACGTCAAAACCTTCCTCAGAGGGGATGCTTGAGTACTCGATACCACGCAGGGCTTTAGCGCCGATGCTTTCACTGAGTGTAGCTTTGAATGAGTCCGTAACACTGGCAGTAGGGCGCTTCATGGCCTCTACTAAGGCGGAGGGGTTTACCCCCTCCAACACAGTGTTGTCCGGAGTAACATAACCACCCACATCCGGATTAGCGGATACAGTAGCATCTCGTGCGTACGCGGTGCTATCAGGGCGTAAGTGAATCATTATTGCTCCTTAACGTCTATAGTAGTTTGATGTGGATTGGTACATTGCTAATGAACCTAATAGAGCCATGCGGTCTTTGTTTCTGCGACTATCAGCACCACCAGCGTCCTTCCATAACGGGGTTTCTCTAATACCTTGTAAGTCTTGTACAGGTGCCTCAGATAAAGCTATCTGAATATACTTATCAAATGCATCCGAGTTACCTGAGTGGTACGTAGTCTCCACCAGAGCGTTAAAGATGTAGTTCTGCATGTAGCCCGGAAGGTTACGATACTGGCCCATCTTCGACATCACTTGTGGGTACACCTTATCGTTCAGGTACATATTGAACTTATCAGCAGCTACCTGTGGTGTATCCGAAGCCTGCTTAACGTACTTCTCTTCATTCAGTGGCGCACCCGTTGTCGGGTGAGTAGCGAGAACGCTAAAGCCCTTAGACGGTGTGTACCCTTCGTACGTGACCAACTGATTGACAGCACCCATAAGGACTGTACTATCGATACCGAAGTTGTTCTGCGTATTGAACTGAACGAAACCAGCGCCGGGGATATTCAGGTTACCCTGTTGATTCCCCTGTCCAGAGTTGGTGATAGTGTTCTGCACACCCTGCACCGTCTCACGGAAAGCGTTGATAGGGATAGTCCCACGGCTCGTACCGATTTGGTTATCGGCGTTCACACCCTGAAAGATAAGTTCCTGCGTGAGCGGGTCATAGTCCATCTGTAGGGATGTGGTCTGCGGGTACTGTCGCTTGAAGTTCGTTACTGACTCCTGCAACGCTGTGCTGATAATACCGTTGTCTGTAGTACCGAACACCTTCTGCTTGTCACCCACCGTAGGTAGGATTAGCAGGGCACCATTATCGGAACCATCAGATACACGTACAGTACGAGCCGCAACCTTACCGACTAACCATGATTTCAAGTCATCACCTTGTAGGGATGGCAGGGAACCACGTTGCTGGTTGTACACGTACTCACTATTCAACGCACCGTTAATCTGCGATACACGCGCTTGTGCAACTTGCTCATCAGCATCAGAGGTGAATACCCATGACTGGATACCCAGCATGTTACGGTTACGTGCATCCTTACCTAGACCGAAGTCAAAGATACCAGCACTAACATCACTCTGTGAGACCAGTAGGTCGCTAGGCATATTCGCAGGCAGTGACAGAATCTTACCAGCCGCGATGTCCTGTGCTCGCTTACCAACAACGTCGGCAAGGTCACGGGCATCAACGTTCTGTCGGATACCGTACACTACAGGGTCAGGAAGACCAGATAGTAACTGATTAGCCTGTACTTGGTTACCAGCAGCCAGTGAAGCGTTGTAGGCCGCCTGCAAGCTAGCTAATGAGTTCACCACTGTAGTAGGGTACTGCGGGCGTCCTTCGGCATCCGTCTTGAGGTTACGCCAGTCGATACCCGCTAATGATTGGGCGTCCTGCTGGAGCATCTCAATACCAATACCAGTCATGTCGTGAGCACCAGAGCGTAAGCCGCGTTGCATCAGCGCCAGACCGCCACCGGAGTAACCGTTACCTTGTGCTGCGTACAGCTTAATGAGGTCACCCTTTGTCTTATCCAGTGATTGACCAGAAGCAACAGCGATATCCGTTAGCGTAACACCATTGATGTATGCTGCCTGAATCTTATCTGCCTTTTGCATCTTCAATCGACGCTGTGATTCTGCATCAACCATAGCATACCCAGTAGACGGGGCCAACTTACGTTGTTGTACCGCGTTCATGATAGTGCCGATGTAGCTATCCATCGGGTACTGTTCGCTTACGGTTTTGTAATCCAGAACAGAACCGACCCTTGAGTTGTATTCATAAAGCTGAACACCCTCATCAGATGCACGTTGGTTGTAGTACTGCTGTGCAGAACTCATGATGTGTGTCTGCACATCCGTAGGCATGTTCTTGAACTCAGCCAGACCTTGGATGTATCCAGTAAGCGCCTGCATGTCATTGGTGCCGCCGGCGTTAGCAAAGGCGTTAACAATGAACTGAGATGCAAACTTGACCTTACTGTCAGCGGTCAAACCGTCATCATGCACAATACTCGACAGGTGTCCGTTCACGTTCTCCAGAGCCTGCATTGTATCGCCGTTCTGCTGTGCAGTTATGAAGTTGGCGATAGCAGCGTTACCACGCGCTCCCCAGCTTTGCTCTTGCAGTACAGCAGCACGTTTCAAGTTCAGGTCTTGGTAAGCGCCGTTGGCAGTGTTACGGGAGTTCTCTACCTGACCTAGCCATGTCTGCCAGTCTTGGTCACGTAGGTTAAGACCTTGTGCGCCTGCCTCAGATAGAAGCTGGTTGGTCTGTTTTGAGATGTATGCGGAGAACTCTTCTGGTGTCTTACCAGAGTTCACGTACTCCTGTGCTTTGTTCTGAATGTCCAACTGGAACTTGGCTAGCGCGGTGTTAACCGTGGCGGAGTTGTACCCCTGCTCATACGCTGCCTGTGTGAAGAAGTTCTGCACTTGCTTCTCTTGCCCAGTCAGGGAATCTTGTTGACCTTCTAAGTAGCCACGGGCTGCTGCCTTGTTCGCTACTTCTTCGCCTGCTTTGACGGCGGAAGGTAACAGATTCTGCCAGAACGCGCTTACACCGGGTCCGGTATCCTCTGGTGGGCGGTACACGGGTGTTACTACACCTGCGCTCTGGTATCCGGTAAGGCCCGGAACCTGTACCCCGCCTTGCGTTGGTTGACGTACTGGCATATCTGCTCCTTATAGTTTCAATCTTGTTGACAGGTTAGGTGCGCGGGTGCCTGCTGCTGCTGAGATAGGTGCTGCCTGTGTCGGTTGCATAGCCTCCCCGCTCCAACTTAAACCAGCCATCTTATTACCTGCGATACTTGTACCGATAGAACCGACCATACTACCCAATCCAGCGTAGTCCGTAGGGACAGGGCCAGACAGTTCCTTGATAGCGTTACGTGCTGTGTCGATAGTGGCAGATACCTGAGAGTCAAACGACAGCTCCTGTACCTCTGCGTTACGCATAAGGTTACCCTCAGCCATATCTAACTGCTGCTGTACGTCCAGTAAGTTCTGTGTTACGGATGCACCCATTGTGTCAGATGCAGCGGCTTGTAGGTTACGCGCAGAGGTTTCAGTCAAACCCTGCCGTCGTGCTGTATCAAGAGCCTGTGCCGTCTGTGAGCGAGCAACAGCACGGTTGATGTTAATCTCAGTAAGCTGCCGTGCAGATGTTGCACGCACGGCGCTGTTGTATGCTGAGATAGCTTCGTTCTCTTGTTTCTGCTGTTTTGCTGCCTGCTTGTAAGCCAGACCCCCAGCCAGAGCTTGGGCGGCGACTGCTGCAAACATCCAAATCATAGTCTTTTCCTCCTTGCTCTGTACTGTAGGATGTACTCAATGTCTAGGATGCATAGGTCGGTGTCGGCATCCGATTCGAACGTAGCCACAGTCTCCTGTGCCTGTGCTCGTACAGGTACTACAACACGACCTAATGACGCACTTGTAGGTTCATTAGGCAGTAGCTCCACGTTGGAATAAACCAAACTGGAGTACGTACCATCGGCGAGAACACGGGAACTATCTGAGATAGCGGCGTGGAACTCACCTGAGTCTTTAACAGTCAACTCGTACCGGACTAGCAACGTCCTACTCGTACCGATAACGACACCGTTGGCATCACGTACCAGCGGCGGCGTAGGTGACAGTACACTCATATACCGTAACCCAAGGAAGTACTGCCCACTAGGGACGTTACGCACTGTACGGACCTCCCATGTAGTGGTGTCGATGGATTCGATACCAACCCACATACCACCTTTACTGGTGTCAGCAAAGGTCAGGAAGGGTTCAACACCGGATAAGTACGCATTGCGCAATTGGACAGGAAACGTTGTTACACCATCTGTCACGGTCACCAGCGAGTACAAGTCAGAGAACGGGCGAGTGTACGATAAGTACGTGGCACCTGCCTGCGGTTCGACTGTGCCCACCACAATGGTGTTACCATCACGCATACCCAAGTACACGCGGTCCCGTACGAACCATGCACACACAATAGGATAAGGTACACTCCACTGGTGCCACGCAGACTGTACCTTTTCATCACCAGACCACAAGTAGTCTTGGATGAACACGGAACGGTCATCCCCTGTGCAGAGTAACACACTGGAGTTTGACGTAGTGCTAGCGGTGATGCTTCGAATACTTCCGGGCATGTACCTTGGGATATGTGCAGTCACATCGTTTGACGTGTACTGGGAATCAGTCGTGTTACTCGGAATCATCTCCAGAATACCAGCGAAGGCTTCAGTACGCGGCATAGGGTACAGCACAGAGCGCCCTACTACTGTAGGCGCTGCAAGTGTGTCCGTCGTGTACTGTGACGTAATAACAATCTGTGCAGTCTGTGGTGTGATAGCAGCGTTGCTACTAGGCACAACAGCCTGACACGAACGGGAGAACAACAGCAAGTCTTTGTTGAACTGTACGCAGTGGCTAAAGTTAGTGGTAGTCGCAGCACCAGAGAACACGTTGATAGGGTCTTCTGTAAGCAGTGTCGTCACTGTACTCCTGTACCAGCGCTCAGGTGTACCCGATGCGCTCATACATACCTCTGGTCCAGCCAAGATAACCAAGCGGCCTTGATAAGCGCCGAAGCCTGTCAGCCCATGTTCGATAAAGCCGGGGTCTTCATTCGTTGTATCGGAACCTGCTAATCGACCCTCGTACTCCGGTGTGCTCACAGTGTAGGAACCATCCAGCGTTAACTTGATGGGCATACCCGCGAAACCTGTAGGACTACCGTACGCCCCTGCCTCCTTCCAGATAGAGGTTTCAGATTCGAACTCATACCACGTAAAGGAACGTGGCGTAGTCCCAACAGCACATAGTATACCGTCAGCAATGGTAGGAAGTCGAGCAGGTAGGTCGGACAGCAATGAGACACGCGCCGTATTGCTGGCAGTGGCGTACGTCGTCCCTGCGTTAGTCGTGACAGCCAATGTTGCTGTGTCGCTCACAAGGTACATGTACGCATCGAATGCGTGTGCAGTGATACCGTGGGTTGCTGTCTCGTCGTTAATAAGGTCTACTAACTTCTCCACTACGTACGACGGTTTTGCTAAGTCAGCATCACCACCACCTTGCCCGTTAGGGGTGCGGTGAGTGTACGTGTACGTACCTGTGGAGTTCGATAAAGTGATGTCGTAGTCCTTACTGAATGCAGGGACTCGAACGAAAAAGAAACCTGTCTTAGCAGGGTCTTGCTGTACGGTCGGACCATGTACCAGCGTAGGGCGCTGCTCAGTGTTCGCTAGGTACAAGGCACCACGTAGGGTGCCTGTCTGGATAGCGTTAGCTGTGCTAGCGATTAGGTACGGATACATACCCGTGTGCAGTACAGTACCGAAGTCCTCTGAGAGAACCAGTAACTGTCCGTCTTCGGTGTTCACCAGAACGTGATTAGTAGCGTCAGCCACATCCACGTATGTAGCGAATACACGGTCATTGAAGTTTGCCAGAATAGGTAGGGTGCTCAAGTAACGAGCGCCCGGTCTACGTCTGTTGCCGTTCACCACATCGGATAAACGGTTGAGCTGTACAGATACTTGCCCGTCCAGTCGTTCACGCGGAACCTGCTGAGACACGCCCTGCATTAAGCTCTTAATCGCGCCATCGAACGCCATACGGTATCTCCTTAACCACTCAACGAATTCTGGTATCGTGCCCACTGCCTACGGCGGCGGGTGTTATGTTTCATGTTACGCATGTGCTGTTCTTCCAGCAGAAGCATAGCAGCCATCTCGTTCTGTGCAATGTCGGATACAGAGGCATCATTACCGAAGTCACCCACATACACAGCGCGGGCTGCACGGTAGGTCACCACTGTAGCGGCACTCTCAGGCAAGTCACCAAAGTCAATGTTGGATGTAACTTGGATGCGCACAGGCCCGTCGAAGTACATACTGTTACGTGAGTTATCATACAGATACCCGTTACGACGACTGTAGATAGTGTACCCGTCCATACTCTTAATGGCAATGGCGTTTGCTGGGTAGACTACCTGACGCACCGTGTTAGGGTACATCTCTTCGTAAGCGATATTGAACCACCAACCACGCTCCAGTAGCAGGCGTTGCTTAGTGTCCAGTGTCTGTTTAATCAGGTCTACTGAGGGATGACGTGAGTCAACACTCGTTACCCGTGCCTCACCGATAACAGTAAGGCAGGTATTAATAGCGTCTAAATATTCCACCTTACCTCCTTATTGATAATAATCAAGAGCCACCCGGGGGCGACTCTTTGTTATTACCCCTGCTATTACGGCAGGTTGGTCAGCTTAACTGCGAAGCTAGTGTCAGGACGACGCTGGCCTACGGTGTACAGCGTGAAGCTGTCCAGAATGTCCGAGAAGTTCGGGTTGTCTGGATACTTGTTCGTGGTCATTGGTTTGGCCTCGACAGTAACCAGTGTCATCTTCGGATGGTACACAACCATCTCACATGCCACGTCATCGGCAGTGACGTTAAACGCCGCGCCCAGTGGGTGGTCAGTGATGGCAGCAGTTGGGAAGCGTGCAGATTCAACGATACGGATACCGTTAATCATACCTACACGGCGCTGTGCAAAGTTGGCGTTACCAGCGGAGTAATCCACGTTAACCAGCTTCTCAGCATCCAACAGGATACCGAATACACGCGGGGATACAACGGTGATGAACTCGGTGATAGAACCACCCAAGTCACGGCTAATCATTTCCTCAACACCTTGGCGGTGAGCGGCGATGATATTATCCGCAAACACTTCTCGCGCTGCATCGTACGCGGCGGTGTACTCCTTACCGTCGAAGAATGCAGGTTTCAGGTCCGCAGGTGCCACCCAAGAACGCGCCTTGATAATCTGAATCAGGTGCGCTTGGTCGAACAGACGGGCGTGCTGTGAGCCATGCTGTTGACCGATTTCAGCCCAACGGTCCGGGGAAGTCCAGTCATCCTGCCAATCCATAACGGTACTTGCGTACGTCACGGTATCGACAGTGATAACCAGCTTGTCGTTCTTCACAGACTCACGTACCAGTGCTTCGCCGGACTTACGACCGCGAATCTGGACAGTGTTCATTCGGTCGATACGCGCTTGGTTGGAGCGGTCTGCGACAGAGATGTACGTGCTGTTTGCACGGAAGAAGGAATTATACAGGAAGCCTGTATCGACATCGCCTTCGAAAATCTCCAAGTGAATATCAACGTCGGAGTTCTGACCGGCCCAGTGGGTACGAGTTAGGTCTGCTTTGTATGGGGTATCTGCCATGTTTTAAATCTCCTTTATTTGCCTAAAGTTTTGCCAAGACGGCGTAGTTCAATGAGGCGGTCCATATCAGAACGATACGAACGAGCCATTGGGTTGAGCTGTTGTCGAGCTGCTCTGAATTCATCGGCAGACAGCCCCTGCGTTGGAACAACACCCGCAGCGGCAGTCTGTCGAGAACCGTCACGCTCTACAAAAGCACCTGATTGTTTACCGAATTCAGAAATCAATGAAGCAGCTTCACGTACCGCATCAGGGTCTCCTGAGTCCAGCATCTTGCGTACTACTGACACCATAGCAGGTTTAGCATGCTCACGGAATACCGTTACACACGCATCGAACTGTTCCTTACCACCTGCCGTAGTGTACACGGAATCCAGTAAGTCCTGCTGTGCTTTGGTGTCCGCCTCAAACACAGCCTCTGCCAGAGCAATGGCCTGTTCTGCCTTGTCACCAAAGCGGGTCTTCAAGTACTCCTTGTCGATGTACTTGACGTCACCTGCTTCATACGCAGCTTCCATAGCCTTTGAGATATCTGCCTCGGTAGTACCCGTCGCAGCGACGAATGCACTTACAGCGATATCCAATGCCTTGTTACCAGTGGCGCGAACCTCCGGCGTATCGGTAGCCTCTTCTTTGACCTCTGGTACATCATCCGGTTTAGCAGCGCGTTCCTGTGCTGCTGCATCCACAACCTTACCAGCCTCATCTGTCTTGCCCTGACGGACTAGCGCTAAGATTTGGTCCAGCTTACTGGTTTGGGATACATCACCCTGCTCCTGCGGTAACGCCGGAACAGTCTTGTTACTTGGGTTCTGCTCACCGAAAGCGTTATCAGTGCTTAGGGGTAATGCGCCGGGGATTGATTCATCTGCCATTGTTAAAGTCCTGTTTGTTGGATTGTCTCGGCTACGCCAGCCAAGCTAGGGTCGATAGGTTGTTGCTGTTGTTGGAGCTGCTGTAGTTCTTCCTCGGTACGGTAGATGTCTTTGGTATTGATACCGAAGCCATTGAGCACCATGTCTAGAACCTTGTCGGGGTCAACCCTTGGAGAGTTCGTAAACACTGGGAGAATTTGAGCGAGTGCCTGTGACGCTTGGATTAGCTTCGTTACATCGATACTCCGATTCAACGCAGCCACACCAGTAAGCACACTCAGGGTTAAGCCCTGTGACAGCAGTTCATTAATGAACGCCTGATTCACTTCCCAGCACAGGATATGCGCTAACGGGATGTGCATCGTATCAGCGATAACAGAGTACACACCGCCTAAAGCAGACTCAGCCTCTTCGGCATTCTGTCTAATCTCTTCGGCAGTAACACGCTCTGCTTGACGCTGGTTCTGGACGTACATAAACGCAGGGGCTAATCGGGATGCAATAGCTTGCAGCTCGTTCATCAGAGCAGCAATCTTGTTGTAATCACCAGCCTCATACGCTTGAACCTTTGTAGGGTCACCGCTTACCCAAGCACCTGATTCCTCTTGGGCCATGCTGTCCACGTCTACTTGAGAGCCGGGAGCAGCCATGTGCAGTACACGACAAGCCTCAATCTCATACAGGGCAAGAGCCTCGGACAAGGAGCTTAGCTTGGATAAATCCCCAGCGTAGTCCTCAACCAGACCTCTTCCGTATGTTTCACCTGTTACCAAGTTCCACACAGCAGGGATGTACGGGCAGATAGCCTCTGGATAAACCTCGCGGTTGTCCAGCATTATACCACCTTCCACTTGCTGCGTTACTACGAACACATCACCAACGATACGGCGTTCTCGTTTCACCCGTGTGTACAGACAGATACCGTCGTCGCCTTTCCTGCCTCGGTACGCAGAGCGCACTTCAAGCGGAAGTTCAGATAGTAGCGTCCGTTCTTTCAGGATAATATCGTGAACCTTACCGGAACCATCGCGCAGCATACTGTACTGCCGAATGCTATAGGCGTTCATGTTTCCCGTGGTTGAATCACGATACAGCAGAACGTTCCCAGTGACAATCAGAAGTTTCATCGCATGCACCAATTGGTGGTACGAACTCTTCAAGAAAATCCTGCGGAACGCATTGTTCTCCAGTTCGGATAACCCGTTAGCCAAATCAGAGGCTTGGGCACCCATCATCTCAGCCAACATCTCGGCATCACCTGTGCTGTCGATTCTAAAGAACGGTTGGTTGGATGGGAACAGCAGCCGTGTTAACTTAGCTGCGAGCATGTTTGTGTATAAGGCACCCACACTCTGATAGTCCCGACGTACCTGTACTCGTCTACCGTCCCGTAAATCCGGGTCAGCATACACAGTAGGCACAGTCCAGTGAGCGTATTCCTCAGTCTTGAGGATAGCGCTGTCGTCCCTGTACTTGGTGTACAGGTTCTCGTAAAGGTGGTTACCGTGCATGATTAAATCCCCAGTGTGCTTGAGATGGTTCCAGCGCGGCGACGTCTGTTATCCACGCTTGACGCAGCATCTGCTGCCGAACCACCAGCCTCGACTTGGGCAATGTTATCGGTTCCTTGTACACCGAGAATGTTCGCATTAAGTTGCGAGTTCAGCGATGCTTGGTTACGTGCAATCTCGTCTGCTTTAGCCCGTTCTTGCTCTGCTCTGAATCCGTTGATATCCGTACCTAGATACTTATCCAGTACGTTATCTACCATACCTGTAGCACCAAAGCTAAGTTTATTATGGATAGGGGCTACTGCTTTAAAGAACTTGTTAATACTCTTAGACATTAATCCTCCAGTACTTAGTAGTGAGAGTATAGAAATCTCTTCTATGAGTGGTACTGTACCATGTATCCTTTCCTCCCCTTATAAGTGTCGTTCTATGCTCATTGAGCAGTAAACGGACTATCTTAGCAGAGTGTTTGTGAGGTAAGACAACGAAGTTAAGTACATGTTGACCTGTCCCATTGAAGTGCATATCGTACATGCTCTCGGACACAGTAATACCACCGACTGGGGTATCACCTTCGAAACACATGAACATACTCCCAGTTGTCCCTTCTAAGAGGACACGTTCTAAGTACTCACGTTTGCTGAATTCTAATCTAGGGTACTCGTACGAGTCGTAGAGCCTGCTGGCCATTTCTGCCAACAGGTCTATGTCTACGTTAGGAAAGTACTTCACGCTGAACATAACGCACCTCTACGCGAGCATCCATTCTGATTTGTTCAAGCACAGAGCGTTGGCCTGCTCTGTATTGTAGGTCCGAGTAACTCTGGCCGGAGCTGTTAATCTCAGGGAACATACGTTCTAAGTACTGAACCTGCTCTACTGAGAATCTCGGATGTTTGTTTACCGGTTTAAACATCGCGCTTCACCTCTCTGGTTCGTCACACTTGGGAGATACCGAGCGCATCCTGTGCAGTCCTCGCTTTCTCCCCTTATAAGTGTCGTTCTATGGATTAACACATAAAGAACTGTGATTCCTTGACTTTGTTCAGGTCCAACGTACCACGCGGAGGCAACTCAATAACCTCTTCGGAGTACTGCTGTACACAGTCCACTAACGCCTTTAACGGGTCGTGGTTCTGGTGCATATCTGCAAACGTATCCCGCAACACGGTATGCAACTCATCCACATCACATGGGTGGGTGGCGAATGAATCGTGGATAGGTAGGATACTCTCACCAAAAGCGTCAATAGCGATTGTCAAGTGTGCAGAGTCCAAGTTGTGTGTAAAGTTCGGTGAGATACCACTGATGACTTTACTGCGCTGCATCTGTGTATCGTCGAACGTACGCATAACGAGTTTAATGCCCAAAGAACGCAGCTCGATACGTGTAGAGTCTTCCTGTGCGTAGTGCTGTACCATCGGGAAACCAGCGGGGGAGACACACCGGATAGGTTTATCCAGAGGCATACGCCCAGCAAGGTCACGTAGAAAGCGCATACAGTCAGCACTTGCAGGTACAGCCGCCTCGATACCCTTACGCAGATGACGAGACACGTACGCGGCTAACTTGAACAGGCTGTAGTGCTCAAGCGGTTCCAAACCACGCTCACGCATATCCAAGTACACGTACTCCGTACAGGAGTTTAATGTACCGCCGTACACGTACGTCATACTTAATGTTCGACAAGGTTCGCTACTCCTTGCCCGTTCTCTTATGAACTGCTGTATGTCCCCATACAGAACGGACTATATCATCTCAGCTTTCGCTGGCTTGGCGCTTCCACCCGCTTGGGTGTACTCCCGTTAGGGATAGTCTCTACACGTTCAACACAGCACGACACATTTCTATAAATTGAGCTTGGGTTTGGTCTCCTTTGGCGCGGTTGACTCGCCAAGATACCCATTGCACATTCCCCGGTGTATAGCCCGCACCCGCAACAATCTGGTCCAGACTTCCTACATCCAAGGAACCTTTCGTCATGTTTATTGGAAGCCCACTAATGGAACAGTACCCCGTCCAACTAGCTAACAACTCATCAAAGGTAACTGTTACATTATCAGAGCGCGCCTTGGCGTCTGATAAGCGACTCCGTATGAATGAGTAAAGTAACTGTTGCTCCGGGTTTCTGTTCCTGTTGGGTTTCTTATAGTCTGGATTACGTTGTCGCCACTCCTTGGCGTATTCTGAGGCGCAAGACTTACAGCGGCTGCTGTAACGCTGTGCTTTAGGTGCCCCTCGAAAAGTATTCTCAGACCTGCCTGACTTTGAGAAATGGTCAATACTTAATAACTGATTACACGCGGAACACTGCTTACTTTCCATAACACCTCCTGTGAGGTGCCGTGCTGTGTTGCTTCGCTCGGGATTGGCTGTTCTAGCTGTCCCCCGAATTCACCAAGTTTTACACCCGCCATTAAACGTTAACGGGTCGTTTAGCCATACCACGCGGGATACCGTGAGTACCCCAGTACACCGACTGCTCAATGTTATCACGGTCGCGCTGTACATTAGCCACCGCAATCGCAGCTACACCTGCGTAGATATCCTCCTTCTCCACACCATTGTTAGGGAGTAGATTAGTGAACATACCGCCCACAGGGTCACGCATTACAGCACTGAGGTGTTGTAGCCCTGAACAGGTTGCATCCATAGCAACCGGTACACCTGTCTCCCACGTCTCCGGCGTACCAGAGTCGATAGCGCCCAGCATATCCTTAGCTGCAACGTAGAAACACCAGTGGGAATCAGCAGCACGGAAGAAGTCTGAATCCACATGATTTTCCACTGCCTCCCGAATCAAGGCCATGTTGTCATCTGTCCACGTAGCACGACGGTCGAAGTTAGTTTTATCGAACCCGTAACAGGTGGCTACGTGTACCTTCAACCAGTACAGACCACGTTTACCCAGCGGCTTCTTATTGGCGAAACTCAACGAGGCTTTAACAAAATCAGTACCTTGTGGGTTGATGCTGGAGTGGAAGTACAGGCGCCCGCGCCAGTCAAAGTACGTGGGGAAGTACAGGGTATCACCACGGAACTCTGTCAAGTACTTCAACATTAAGGAGAATTGGAGTACGTGACCCCTACGCTGCACCTCTTCGTGGTGGGCTTCCTTAGCGGTGGCTTTCCACGCCTCATGTATCTCAATGCTGTCAGGGTCTTCTCTGTCCCATGACTCAGGGAGCGGGTACGGTGGTACCTTGATTGGTGTGTTGCTTGGGATACCTGCGATACCGTTGTACACGCCTGTACGATACACATCACGCAGTAACTCTACCACCTCTGTGTTTATTACGTACGGCTGCGAAGCGGCCTTGTTAGCAGCACGCAGCACGGTGTCGGATATGTTCTCCCGAATCCAGTCCTTTGATTCTTTCAGCAGTGAACGTGTGTGTATCGTACGAGTTCTACGTGCCATCTCATCCGAACGGTACGAGGCACCACCGAACAAAGTGTCCACAGTGTGTGGGCGCGGCGGTACCAGCATAGGCGGCTGTCGAGCAAACGCGTACAGGTTGTACGCCATCTGGCGCAACTTACCGGACACCTCTTCCACGGGCATGATACACACCCAGTTCTGTCCGTTATTCTTAGGTACATGCTGTAACGTGATTACACCCGCGTCCACAGCTGCTTGCAGCAACAGCGAACCAACACCGTAAACCTCAGCCGTAGACCACGTTAAGTCGTCTGCGTTGAGGTTCTCAATGCGGTTAGCACTCGCCATCAGTGTACGCTTACGGTGATTCACTGAGCGTGTACCGTTCTCCTGCATGTAATGGTCTACGGCCTTCATGTACCCCGGCGCTGCCAGACTAAGCATGTGGTGCATGTACTCCATTTGCATCTGAGTACCGGTCTGCGTAATCAAGTCCTGAGCCAGTGGCGCAGTCCTGTCAGTACGCAGCTTCTGAGTACACAGGTTCAGCACCTGTCGAATACACACCACTGCTGCTTTATCGTAACCGACCTCACGTACGTACCGTCGGTACTTGCCGTTCAGGCCACGGTTACCGGTTGTACAGATTGCCTCCAGAGATTCCTGTACCAGCTTGTACAGGCGGATACTCAGGCTGCGGCCTATATAGTGGTCAGCAGTACGGCCCTCGGAGGATTCTTTCTCCCAGTGGGCCAGAGCATCCACAAGCCCTTGTGTTGTGTATTTCTTCTCAAGCTCAATCTGACGCTCTTCCAGAGTCATTCCAACCTCACAGGTAAATACCAGTCTTCGCTGCAATAGTACGCCGTAACCCTACCTTGTTAGGGTAGGGTATTGGTAGGCTAAGCAGTAGATTGCGGGCCTCGGTGTACTGGCCCATATCCACTAAACCTTTGATTTGCCCCAAGTAATCCGGTGCTTTCTCATCATCAAACTGTATCTGTGCCTTTTGCATTACGTGCCTCCAACTCAAGGATAAACATCGCGTTGCAGGCGGCATGCGCTAAGTGACTCATACCGCTTTCAGGGTCTTTATCCTCCCCACCTGCGTGGGCTGTGAGGTGGCGCAGCAGTGCCGCTAAGTAACGCTCACTACCCTGCGGTACAGTTTGCCAGCTGTGTGCTGCGTACTTTTGAGCGCCGAACGTCAGGATTTCTGCCACCTGCGTTAGCGCCTGCGGGCAACCGGTCAATAACAAATCCATACGAGGTTTGCCGCCGTCGTACTTCATACCCCCTGTGCTGCCGGTACTTGGAGTGGGGGTAGTATCTACATCGGGCGCATCATCCATAAGGGTACAGTCTGACACATGCCCCCACAGTTCCGACGTAAACCACACACGGTCGGGTGAGTGTGCCCAGTCCATACCGACACGCTTAGCAGGTACTTCCCCTACGGTAAACGCACCACTAGTATGTTGTACTTTAGAACCAATAGGAAATACAGTTTGCATTATTTATCTTCTCCGTGAGAGACTAAATCGGTACGTACCGTATCATAGTGTGTCACCAAGTGGCACGTTAAGCCTAGACTACGCAGGTGATACGCCACATGCGGCAGGTCATCGAAGCAGCACAAAATATTCTCCAACCCAATTGAACGGAGATATTCTTCTTTGATTACGGTATCCTTACGGTTATCCGACTGGCTACGCATAACTAACTGGTCGTACTTGACACCGTGCGTAGCCAACCAGCGCTCGGTAAGTTCCAATGCTACGTCTGAACGCCCCGTCAGTATGGTAATACGGTAACCTACCCTGCATAGGGAATTACACAGGGCAATGTTGTCGCGGATAGGTGTGTCGCCCACTGCCGCTAGGTTAAACTCCGTCCAAGATTCTGTCTTATCATAATCCTTGGTAGGGAGGAGATGCAGACGGTGACGCCCATCTGCAAGCGTTCCGTCGAGGTCGAAGCAAACTATTTTCTTCATACAGTTCCCCAAGAGGTTGCGTTGATGATATGAAATACCGTTGTCTTAGCAAGACCAAAGCGACGCCCCGCAACATTACTGTAACGCCATGAATTGTGCTACACCCTGCGCAATTACGGCGGCGCGGTAAGCTACGTAAGCTTGTTCTGCTGTATCATGCCGGGAGCCCTGTCTCTGGGTTGTACGCAAGGTTCTCTTTAACTATATACCCAACCATCTTCCCTCCTCTGAAAGCAACATAGGCCGCAAAGCTGGGCACCCATCTGTGATTGTCATAACCCCAAGGATAGGCTTGCTACGGGATAGCTTCCCATACGCAAATGCAAGACTCTTGTTGTCAATTAAACAGCCACAGTGCGCGCCGAAATATAGCGCTGTACTGGATGCTGCGTAGCTGATATCGTACTTACCATGAAAATGCCCAATCACCATACTCTTGCGCTCATGGGCGGCGTTTAGCAACAAGTCGCCCGCCACCTGATGTTGGAAGCGAACCACGCCTAACGGTGTGTTTAAATCCCAAGCATCACCCCATGACCAACCCGGCGCGCCATGTTCCGGGAATAAAATATCTCGGTATTTCTTAATAAACTGTACTGGCAACCCGTGCGCCTTCGCGCGGCGGTAGATAAGCGACCCGTGGTTAGAATCACACACTAACAGATTTGGGAATAAATCGTGAAGTCGCTCTAAACCAAGCTTTGCTTTTTCTAACTCAACGCCCGCGCTATCTAGATTGGCATCACTATCGTGGAAAGATATTGCGTGTCCGTCTGTCTCATCTCCAATCTGCACTACAATATCTGGCTGATACTCATCGCGCACGGCTCTAAGAAAAGCGTAGGCATCCTGATGGGTGTAAGGCTCATGTAAATCACCTATAACTAAAATACGGCGGGCAACTGCCGGTACATATGTCTCCCCAATATCATCACTCGGGGATGGTTGTACTAGCCGTCTTGATTCCTTAATGGCGTTATCGGCCTGCGATTTACGTCCCGCATTCTCAATATAAATACTGCGCCAGTACCGCACCATCTGACGGTACACTACGGGGTCTTCAAAGCCACCGAGTACGTTGTACTGTGCCGCCGCCTGTGTGTCGTCTTTGAATTGAGACAGGATGGATACGTGTTGTTCTTTAGTGAACAGTGACTTAGCACTAATCTTTGGCAATGGAATAACCCTCGTTACGTAGGATAGTTTTAGCAATATCAATAGCTTGTTGGCGGTTCATCCATACAGTCTCTACGTCGTGACTCAGAGGCCCGCCGCCATTGTGTGCTTGGCGTAGTTGGTACTCACCCTGTACATGGTCTAGGTGGGTTTCGAAGAACTCACTATTACCCCCACCATGGTAATCAGTCTTGTTTATTAACATGACTTCTCCTTACTGTATCTCTGGCCTTACGCTCAGCACGGCGTACACGCTCTTTAGCGTTACGGGCTAAGCGCAGCTCTTCGGCTGTCTTGAACGTTGGATACAACATGTCCTGTGCAGGCTGCTTCAAATACACAACCAGCCGCTCAAGGAAGGGTATGATGTCGTCGTACCGCATACTCTTGGCACCCCACCGCCCAGCAGCATTGGCTACCTTACCTTCTGCGGAGTTACAGGAGCGATGTAGTGCGCCACGTACCTGACCTGTCTCATGGTCATGGTCGAGCACAAGTGCACCCTTCTCTGTGAGGTCTACGGGGTTACCGCACAGCGGACACACCCCACCCTGTTGTTGCAGCAGACGCATCGCTGTAGGACGCACCTGACTTCTGGCTAACTTTCTCATGACTGCACCACGAATGACCCAGCAGGGCGCTGATACACGTTGACTGTACGTACAGGTTCGCGGGTACGGTAATGTCGAGGGAAGGTCACCACCTCTACGGAGATAGTCTTGGGACCGACTTTGAGGACTGTTCCCACAAGTAAGGGCTGCGCTCCCTCGCGCCCCCTGCCTATGGCTACGACATCACCAATGGTTACCGGGTTACCGAACGCGTCTGTAATCATCCTAAGTACTCCATACCGAATTCTGCCACAAGGTTAAGGTACGCAGTTACATCGAGCTTACGCAGCTTCAACAGCCCATGCTCAATCAATGCGATAGGTGCATCCCCGTCAAACATATCACGTAGGTCTTGCACATCCTGCACAATTCTCGACGCAACCCCCTTCCCACGGGACGTCACATCCGTCGTCTCCACTGGCACTCCGCAGTACTTCAACTCGCGGGCTACTCGGCGGGCTGTCTTGTTCATCTTGGTCATGCTGTTCTCGCTCTTTAAGTTTTAATTCCAGAACTTCTTGGTGATATTGGTGTAGGTTATCGAGCCATTGTTGCAGGTAATCTGGCATACCGAGTTCCCGTAGATAAGCGTATCCGCTATCATCGAGTGAACGGCGGAGCCAGAGACACTCTGCTTCGGCAAGGGGATTCTGCTTAGCTGCAATGTAAGCCCGTAGGACAAACTCCGCGGCGTCATATTCTGAGGTAATACCTTCGAGTGCATTGTACGCCCCTACTGCCCCACAGAGCTTCCCATCGAGTCTGGTGATGCCCTGCACGTTATCAGCGGAATCACCCATCAGCATCTGTGCCCAAAAGAACTTGGTGCCGTGACCTACGACTTTAGGCCCGCTGGGTGTTTGTTTAAGCTGTATCCAACCGAAGCGGTCACCGATATAGTCAATACGACCTTCATCTGCAAGCCATAGGGGGCCGGGTGTTATGTTCAGGTCTTTGTCCCCTGATACCATAATAGCCCGGTCACCATACAGCACCGCATCCATCATTAACCCGTCATCAGCTTCACGGTCCAGCCAAGGATACACGCTCCAATGGGACTCCCACTCAGTAGTAGGGATAGCCCTGCGAAGAGGTCCCAGTAGTGGTGGTTTAGCTTTGTTATCACGATTCCCTTGATAGGGTTTAACAGTTGGGTAGTCAAATCGCCGTAGTTTCTTACAGCCTGATTCTGTAATGTGAACATGCACAGTCTCCGCATTCACTAAGAAACGCTGTGTTTCCACAAGCGTTTGGAATCTACGCACAGCGGTTCCGAGATTCTTAACCGTAGCCGACGCAGCGTAGGCAGGAAAGTCTGCGTCGAGTAGTAGTATTCTACCGGATACTGCTGGTGGGAACTGCTCCGGTAGTTGTGGTAATAGTTCCTCTAACACGGATAGCTCCTTGCGCTATTTTCTGGATTAAGTTTCTGGATACACCAAAACGCTCGGCTAATTCGACAGCATTGCCGCGCTGTGTCTGGTTAATACCGCGCACATAATGTTTACGGATGTAATCTACATCCGAGTCCTTTAGCTTATGTGTGGCGTGCTCCCCATAACGTACAGTGAGGCGCTGTCTACCCTTAGCTACCATATCCTTTATGTTTTCCGATTGTGTACCCAGCACCAAATGCGCTGGGTTTACACATAGGCGGTTGTCACAGGTGTGCATAACCACTTTACCTTTAATATGGTCTAAGTCCCCATTAACACTTTGGAGATAGGCGCGCACATGCGCACCCATCTTTTTACCTAGATGGTAACAGGAACTATAGCCAGAGCTGTTTATTGCTGCCTTTATCTCAACACAAGCTGTAGTCATCCCACTCATCTCCTCACTGAGGCATCGGCGGCATAGTAGGCATAGCAGGGGCGCTAGGCATAGTTGGTGCCGCAGGCGCTGCCGGAGTTTCCGGTACGACCGTAGGCCCTACGTCGCTAGGTACGGCAGGCGTTTGCGGTGCAGAAGCACTTGCAGGTACAGCGCCCACGGTACCGGGGTCTGGCAGAACAACACCGGAGATTAACTGCTCCAGAGCAGAGCCGGGGAAGTTCAGTGCAGTAAGAATCTTCTCTTGGAACTTGTTCTTACTACCACCGTCATCGAAGGTACCTTCGACAAACAGACTGTCCCACGTCTCCTTAGTCGGACGGTCAAAGAAGAAGTACTTCAAGTCCTCCGCCGTCACCTCTGGGATTGGGTATGCACCCTTGCTCACCGGGTCGATTGGCGGCAGCAGCCCTTTCAGGTTGATGCGGTTACTCTGCTTCTTCGTCTTCTCATTGGTGTGAATTGTGATAGGCAACAGGAAACCACGACCCAAGCCCTGTGCGAAGTGGCGCATATCCCCCTGCCAGTTCATACGGTCGAACGCAACCTTAGCGTTAGCCTTAGTGCTGTTGCCCAGTGCGAGTGGGAACGTACTCAGGAAGCGACCATCGTAGCAGTTATCCTGCCCACCAAACAGCTTGAAGCCTAAGATGACCTCCGGCGCAGGTGCCTTTGCCTTGCCGTTAAACTCCTGTGGCTGCATACCCAGCTCAATGTACGTGACCATACGGGCCATCGCATAGCCTTCCGGCATGAGCGCACCACCACCGGTGGACTCTTCTGTCATATCTACAGACTGGGTAGCGATTACGTCTTCAATCAAACCATTCAGGATATCTAAGCTCATAGTGTTCTCTCTTTATTAATGAATGTGAGTTTTGTGTTGCATGTTAGGACCCATCTCCGCAGCAGCGGGGAATGGTACATCTACCATATCATACTCAGGCCACAGGGCAGTCATATGACGTGGGGCGTCCTCCATAATAGCCTTAACGCCTAGTGCAGCCTCTCGACCCACTTCCTCGTCAGCTACATCGAGATACGCAGCATCGTGTACGTTGTTGATTAAGCACACTTTACCGTCGAACCAATCCTTACTAATCAACCATCGGCAGATTCTCCCCATTGATGAACTCATCATGAACCCAGATTCGCCTTGGAATGGATAGTTAGCCATCTGCGTCGCCTTGTACTTCATGACCTCTTGACGTGCTTCCTTATCCCACTGCGGGTGCTGACGGAAGCTGTAGCATGTCGTGCTCGGCGCTCGGAAGTACCCACGACGATACACCTGCCAGAAACCACTTGGCCCCATCTCTCTATGGATACCACTTGGTAACGCGCCGGTACGCTCCACCTCGTCGGCAATAACCTGACGGAAACCACGGGAGATTGGGAACATCTTCATCTCGTTCTCTTGGAACTGTTCTGCGAACTCCACAGTACAACCCACGTTGAACGCGATACCGCCCGCTGTCGCACCGTACTGGTCTGCAAATGATAACGGCTTAATATCCGTACGCATTTGCTTGTACTCTTTGTGCTGCGGGTGCTCCTCGTTATGGCATTTCTCCATGACGTCCTCGTACGGTTCACCGAGACGAAACGCTAATCGGTAGCAGTGCATGTCTGTACCCGCCTGCAACAGCGATAACAGGTCGGTGTCCTTCGTCATAGCACACAGCATAACGACCTCCAGTGCAGAGTAATCCACCTCCACAATGCGCCCATCCTTACCGAACCGGCTGGTGAACATCTCCTTAACGTTGGATGTTCCGTCGCGTGGTAGGTTCTGTAGGTTCTTTCATGTTCGACGGTGCTCGTTAGGCACCACCCGTTCTCTTATGAACTGCTGCATATTCCTATGCAGAACAGACTATATCATGACGCCACGGCGTCCCATGCGCTTCCACCCACTTGAGTGTACTCTCTTTCGAGATAGTCGTTGCACCTTTCAGTGACGAGTGTAACCTTCTGTGGTCACTAGCCGTCATCAACACCAAGTTATTGAAGTCATTGTTGTGTGGGTTTTCATCGCAGTGGTGCACCACCCAACCCCTGGGCATCGCTGTTAGGCACAGCTTCTCGCACACTACTAACTGGTGCACAAACACATGCTTACTACCCCTTCTTCCCGTATACCAAGCTGGCTTAACAGCCATTAGGTAGCCCTTGCCATCACTTACCACACCAATGTAGTTATGGTGTTCATTAAGACACTTACCCAACATAGGGTTATTAGCACCTAACTTTGATAAACGATAACATGCAGATTTACGTGCCGTACGAAACTCCGCTGGGTATGTCAGCCACACTCGACGTGTGCGCTTATCCCCCGCACCTGTTTGTTTAGCAATCTGCTCTAGGGTTAAGGTAGTATCTTCAATTAACTTCTTGATGCTGTCCATATGTACCTCCTAAGGTAGATGGGACTGACTTGGCTCAGGATTATCCGTTCTGGACTTCCCCTGAGTTCACATGGTTTTACAACCCCTAACCGTTAAGGGTTGGAACTACTCAGGCGGGTAGTCACTGTTGCTGTGACGTTCAACGAGTGATGCACGATACCATCCGGGCCGATGTACTGCATCATACCCTTGGTCTTCTTCACTGACCCGTCTGCGTTGTACTCCGTTCTTAGGTAGTACGTCCCAGTATCTTTCTCCAAGGCCGCGAGTTTAACCATAAGACCAACTTCTGGCACGAAGTTCTTGAGGCCCTTGAGCGCGTCTGTGCTCGTCGAGTATACCGGCGTAACTCCATCGCAAAGGAGCCGAGCGCCTTTGAACTCGGCGCGCTTACCGATGTACTTTTCCCGGATTCCTTCGGGGAGGCTATGTAGATTGACCAGTCCCGGTAGGACAACCGACGTCTCTTCCCATTTAAGTTTCTCTTCACTGGTGTCCTCCCGGAACACCTTTACTTGACCTTTGTTCTTACCTGACTTGTACCGTACAAAGTTATGTTGTCCAGCGGCAACTAACTCTTGGTCAAGCAACGGGTCATCACAACGCACAAGCGTACCATCTGTTTCCGTCTGGTAGAAGTCCGCCTTAACATACTGCGGCGGGTCGTACGGTACACGGTGCCGGTACTTCACAGGCCCGCCGTACACCAGCGCCGACATGTGGTAGTCACTACCCCAGTTGAACTCCACCTCATCCGGTAGGTCAGGTGGTAACAGGCTGCGCAGCTTCTCAGTAAGCTCAGCAATCTCTGCCTCTTGGGCAGCTAGGTTACGCTCTGCCACCTCACGGTCAACGTACAGGCCGAACCACTCGCAGTACGCAAATGCCAGTAGCGCATCGCAGCGCTCCCAGTACATCAGGGTCATACCCGCCGCGGCGAGTTTCTGCTGCTGGCTGTAGAAGGTTAACGCGGTGTTGTCTATATCTCCGTTCGGTCCTGCCAAGTACTCGATTAGAAGTGCCTTGTCAATCTGTGAGGTCAGATAACCCTGCTCCCATAGAATCTTGACACCATCCACTTTGTGAGTACCGCCGTGCTTGACGGCTGTTTCATCCAGCGATGGGTACAGCTCCTGCTGATGGCTCAACAGGTACTCCGCCAAAGCGGTACACGCAACACGACCGCCGCGCTTGAGGAACGTCTCAAATCTGTCACGGTACTTACTAAGGAACCACTTGATTTCAAACTGTGCGTTATGGCACACCATGATGGTACACTCATCCAGCACATTGAACCAGTCAGCACCTGCATCAGCCTCCGCCGCCGTACCGAAGTACCGGTGATGCGTCTGCCCCACTGCCACGGTACCGTCATCGTTGACGGTATCCACACGCCAACCGGGGGCGACGATGTAGTTGGCAGGGTTAAACGCAGAAGCTACGTTACCGTACCAGTCGTGGTTCTCTGTTTCTAAATCCACATGTATTATTTTGTACATAGAAATACCTGTTTTGGGGAGAAGGTCGCTTCCTTCTCCTTAGAGTGTCGTTCTATCACAGACCAGCAGGGTGCTTACCGTACTCCGCTGCGAAAGTTGTGGGTACAGTATCCGAACGACCCGCTACTGCTGCATTATCTGTATCCCAGCGCACAGCCTTACTAATCAGGATACCGGCTACTGTAGTACTCTGCTCGGCAAACACCTGCATGATTTGCCCCAGCTTCTGTACATCCTCTTCGTCTGTGGTATCAAGGATGATTGAGAATCCAATGTTCATTGTGTTTCCTCCAACATTTGTACGACTAAGTTTGCAATCTCAATACAGCGTGAGATTCTGTGGCGTTGCATTGGTAGGTCATTAGCGTACCGTTGCAGTTCAGCTGTAGCTACCAGATGTAGTACTGCCATATCTCGTAGGGAGATGCTTGCTGGTACATCATCCGGTACACCGCTCTGGAGTGCTACCAGAGCACGTAGTTGCGCCAGCTCCTCCTCCATCGAACTACTGTGCGGTTCAGGTGGGGTCGGTGGTGGCGCAGGAGGTGCTGCATCTGCCGGTTTCTTACGTGGTGGCATACTCTCTTCTCTCTTAGTAGTGTCGTTCTATGGTAAGTACTTGATTAGTAACCGTAATCTCGTAGCTTCTCAGTCATGTATTTTACACGCTTAAGATTGATGTTTGGACGGAACTCTAACCGTTCGACAGGTTGTGTTATCCCGTTATAACCACGTAGCGCGCCGGAGTCCAACCACACCATGTTAACGTTGCAATCATGATGTGCTACGTGGTCAGCGATATGGCTATTGGTACTGAACAGTAGGTCGATGTCATGACCATCAATCACCGTCTTCATGCACGCCAAGTACCGCAGGTGGAAAGCGTCTGCATGTACATCCAGTGGCTCCAATGTGTCGGGGTTAACGCCTGTACCGTACGCTTGGTAGCAGCGACTGGAGTAACCCAGCCGACTCAGACGGTCACTAATACCCTGTACCACCTCGAACGCTTCTACGTACGTGCTGTCACCCATACACAGCACTGCGTCGAAGTCCTTCGGTGTACGGTTGTACAGTACATCACGAACACAACCACCAGCCAGTACAAAGGAGAACCCTGTTGCGTACTGGATTTTATCTTGTATAGCTTGTAGGTCTTGTAAGGTCATAGTTACCTCAGAATAAAACGTTGAAGTCAGGTTTAACGTGACGCGTCTGGATACGAACAGACTCTGCACGTAACTCATCCAGAACGGCGCGCTCTATGTCGTGGCTCAAGGCACGCACCAAGCACCATACCGGAGTAGTATCCACCGGAGTGTTTAGCTCGTATAGCAGGTGAGCCTACCTTGACCCTATTTGAAGTCGCTACCAGCCAACGCAATCCGGTTGGGCTGGTAGGGTCGTACGCGATTACATCACGTATTTCCATCAGTGAACTCGCACCTTTCCTTATCAAAGAACACCTGACCCGGCGTATTGCTAGGGGTACCTTGCATCTGCCGCTTGTTCTTCGGCGTACTGAAACCGCGTACACTATCCACCTCAATAGCGTTAAGTGCGCCCATCATCAGGATAACGTCTGTAGCTCCTTGAATCCCCGTCTTACTATCCTTTAGGGCGGAGTACGGCGGGTACATCTGGTCATCTCCATCCGCAGAAATCTGTACTGTAGGGAAAGCCACAAAGTCATGGCGCACAGCTTGTTCACGAACTTCCTGCCACATCTGCTCCAGTGCATCTGTCTTGTTACCTCCCCCTGCGCTTGGCATACGGAAGTTTGCCAGCATGTCGTACACCACCACACAGGGCTTGAGTTCCTCAATCACCTGCTCAATCTGCCCCAGCGTAGCGCCGTGCATATCCTTGACTAAGATACGCTGGTTGTGCATGGCTGCCTGATACTCCGGCACCAGAATACCAGCGTTGCTCTTGCTGACCATCTCAGTAAAGGTGCACTTAAGAGCGGCTTGGTAGATACGTGGGATAATACGGCGACCGGAACCCTCGTTATTCAACCAGAGCATAGGACGACCACCCCAACCCAGCGCCTCTAACTGGGGAGCGAAGTTCACCAGATTAGCCGCTAACAGGCTCGTCTTGCCCTTGTCAGGGCGACCCGCTATGGCAACACTATCACCACCCTGCAAACCCCCTACGGAGCTTCTCAGGAGCTGTGTAACTAGCTTCAACCCACGGTCGCCCTGAAAATCATTCAGGATATCTTCGATAGGGTCGTCGATATAACTGGCTGGGGATGATGCTGAAATACGGCGCATGTTCTCATGTGCCAAGCGGTTCAGCTCAAAGGTCAAGTCAATCTCATCGCCATTGTCATAACGGTTAATGAGTGCAGCAGCCTTGCCCTTGAAGTCACGTTCGTACAACTGTGCCGTGATACCTTCCACTTCGTGCTGGTCAACCGGTTCGTCCAGTTTACGGAACAGCAAGGACATGATAGCCCGTTGGTTGTCGTCAATACTCTGCCCAACCCGAAGGTTGAACAGAGTACGTAGGCTGTCTGTGTCCACGGTGTCCCGTTCGGGGAACGCCTTGAACCAGCAGTCGTACCATGCCAGCATAGATAGGGTTTCCTGTCCTACCAAGTCATCTGGTACAGCGCCGCGTAACTGCCTGAACTTCCCACGGTCACGAAGGACCGACAGTATTAACTTATCCATTACCCACCTTACTTAAACATCTTCATGTACATTGTCTCTGGTTTACGTGCAATGTACTCGTTGTACGCATCGATAGCCTCATGTGCATTACGTCGCAGCTCGTCGGCTACAGCAAAGTCCCACCCTCTGGTAGTATTTTCTGGTACTGCAAAGTAACATTTAGGATACCGCACCAAGGCACCTCGATCGTTAATAATTGCGATGTACGCTGTGTTATATACATGCTGCACAGTGTAGAGACAACCTACCGCGATATTCTTGTTCGTACCGCGCTCTTCACACACTACCACATCACCTACGTTGAACATCACTTACCCTCCAGCTCGTTCAGAAATTGTTCAATAGCTGGGAATGCTTCGTCACACCAGCCGCCCAGTACGATAACCACCGCCATCGGACCAAGGGTAGCCATACGCACTGCTACCCAAAACCATTTCTTAATCTTTGCCATACTGCCTCCAGTTCCATATCTTTAGGGTCGCCCACATCGGGGCGGATATCTTGGAAGCGCCCGCCGAATACACTCAGACGCTTACGTAACTCAATAGAACCCAACGCGCCGGGCTTATCACCATCGAACATGCACAGAACATCACGACCTGCCACTAATGGGAGAGACGCCGAGGTCAATACCGTTCCGAGCACTGCCGCTACGCTTAGCGAGCTTTCTGGCGCATAGTGTTCTATCGCCTTTGCCACTTTGTAGGAACTTAACGCATCCTCCACAAGTACCATCGGCCCTGCATCCCGGTATCTCGTCATCCAGATACGGGGCTGGTTCCACCACTCGCCAAACATCAGCCACTTGGGCTGTTGCTGTGCGCTCAACGCTCTGCCTAATGCTCGCAATCCCTGCCGAACTAATACTCGGCGTGTAGTTTTGTCGTACCATAACATTTCCTCCGGTATTATGCCAGGTGGGCATCCCTTCCGTATTAGTAAATCCCAAATCTGTCTCTGCTCATACGCACTCACTTGTGATATGTGCAAAGCAGTTGCGGGTACAGGGCCAATGCGGGACGTATCTTCCCGCATTACCCGTATACTTTGGTGTTCCTTATGTACCCTACCACCTTCATGGCAACGAAAACACCAACAAGACCAACACTCATCGTTGTTATAAACATCTAATGAGGCTGTCCTTCCGCAACCGTGGTTAACCCTACGCTTCTGACCTACTGCTAGGCGTTTCGCGTGGTGTAGCCAATCCTCTCGTGGTATCATAACAACGCTCCGGTGCGGTTGGGTGGTGCTGTTTCTTTGCTGCTAAATATGCAGCATGGGCATCCGCCTCTGTTGGGTACGTCCCTAATGCTATGACCTTTCCGCCAACTGTTATTTTAGCCTGCCACTTTCCCCTACGATACTGTGTTCCACGTGCCTTTCGGTTATGCTGGTTCTCATTAGGGGAAACTGGGCGCAAATTTAACACGTTATTGTTTGTACGCACACCATCTATGTGGTCTATCTGCGTAGGCCACACCCCGTGCACTAGATAGTATACTACTCGATGCGCCCTTAGTTTCTTCCCTCTGAATTCCCCGGAATAATAACCACCCCGCATACTGCGCATGGCTACATCACCGACCCGGACGTTTCTTGAGGGGTGCGCAGCCCAGCGTAAACCGGTTGGGCTGCTCACATCATACACCAGGTAATCTTCCAACCTATCCATTGCGCTCTTTTCTCCGTATCTCCATTACCATGCGGCGGATATCATGCGCCAATTGTAGTGCATCATCAGGGTGTAGTTCGATACCGATGCCGTGATAAACACTTACAGCCTTACTGACTAGGCTATTGGTTCTTGGGATTACCGTGATTCCCACACAACCATCAAAACTTTGGGATACCATCAATCGCTGGTCATTCCCCGCTGTTGCATCCGAGTTGAAGTACATGACGCTGGTAGGTGCCGGAGGCAGCGGGTCATCTGCACCCCGCTGTGCTAACTCAAAGAAAGCAGGGTCCCACGGGTAACGATTACCGCTACTATCACGCCAATTATCAATCTGCAACCAACCAAGCGCGCTTACTGCCGTTACGGTACCCACTAGGCTACCATGATAGTATAGGAATGTACTACTATCAACCACACGCTCAACCACATCACCAACTTTAAATTTGCTCATTCAAGTATGTCTCCATATCAAGTAATAACTGACGCAGTTTAGCGTCCACTGTATCCCAGTTCTTGTCCAAATAAGTACGCACATCATTCTGCAACCGCGCCGCCCCATCGTCAGGTACGTCGTACCAAGCAGATGAGCGACCGAACGAATACGTATCCCACAGTACATCAGGTGCAGGTACACGCTGCACGGGCAGGGCCGTCCAGTCTACCAGCAGTATAGCGTCACGCAGCGCCAGTAAGTGCGTGAGGTTAAGTGTCTCCTTTGCTGTGTGTTCATGGTAATAACCCACGGAGATGTTGGTACACTCCGCTACAATCTCAGCGAACTCACGGGAGTCAGTGTATAAACCTGCGTCATCAGTACGGTACGCCAGCTTACCCTTACCGTGCTTGTTCAGCTGCTTAGCCAACGCATTACCGAACTCATCACTGCACGTACGCCAACCACCTTGGTGGGTGATAACGGAGTGTGTGCCACGACGGTCAAACGATACCACCATGTTCGCGCTGAACTTAGGGTTATCCTGCACGTACGCAGACGAGCCGATACCGCCGCACTCTTCACCCACAAAGAACATGTACTTACCCTGTACTTGGGCCTGCATCAGTTCCATGAGTAGGTAAATACCCGCCGCATCATCCGCGCCCAGTACAGACTCCTTACCGAGATGTTCTGCGCCGAGGAACATACCCTGTTCCAGCTCCAGAACAAACAGCTCCTGTGTACCTGCGGAGTTGTGTACGGTATCCAAGTGCGCGGTGAACACCACGCCGTTATCTTCCCCGATTTGGCAGGCAATGTTACCGTGCTTGTCTGTGCTGGCGCTGACCCACGGGTACGCTGACACGTAATCCAGCACGGTCTGCCCCGCAATTGTTTCCTCTACTGAACCATGAGGACGGCGCAGGCGGAGCAGGGTTTGCAGGATACGTGGTACTGTTTCATTGGTTGCTTTCATTAGACTCTTCCTGTTCACGTTCTGCAATTAGGTAATCATAATCGGATACTGTGTAGTATTGTTCGTTAACATCATCCCACACGTAATCATCAGGTGAGCGGGTGTACCCAATGGTATCATCCATGTACGTGCAGTCATCATCCGCTAACTCGTCGGAGGTTACAGAATCATGTACCCATGTCTGCTCACCGTCAATGCGAATGTAGTGTCCTGAATGTCTGTCGTGCCACTCATCCAGCACTGGACAATGTTCAGCGTGATTCATTCCTGTATTATCCGGGTTATAGTACGTGTCAGTGGTTGACTGGTACCGCAACTCACTCTCTGGATAGTAATCCCCCGATATGGCGCACTCATAACGGTCTTCTTCATCCGTCTCTTGGTACCCGCTGGTGTCGTCCATCTCAATACTACCGCGTGCATCCACAATCAGTACACCATCATCCAACTCAACGCGTTGGCAACCGTCTAAGTACGGTGCTGTGATAAGGTCACCATCCTGAATCAGCGCGAGACGTACACCATCCAGCGAATCCGCATCCACGTGTATATTGTACAGGTTACCCAGCATAACAATTGCCTTGTATGCGCCGTACCACCGTACGATAGTGTTGGAATACACATTCAGGATACCACGCCCAACGGGTATCCCGAATTGTGTTGCTTCCACTAGAACCAACCCGTTATCACCTTGCCCATAGTACGCTGTAGAGTACACGTCACAAGGGTGTACACCGTAGGGCGATGAGTACGCATACGCTGGGGACGTCATACAGGAGTGTAATTCACTGTTCTCCTCTCGCATACGTACGTACTCTGCCCCAAACGGACGATCATTGGGGTGTAGTACAATATCATAGGAGGTTACATCACGCACATCAGCCGCTTTCTGCGCAGCTGTGTCTGAGCCGGTAATCTCCTTGATTGCACGGGCGAGCGGGATTCTACGATAGTTCAGTTTATAGAAATCCTCCAACGTCACGTAACCCGCGAACATAGCAACCTCTGCCTCGGTGTACACAACACCACGTAAAAAGTTACGTGTTTCCACAGCCCAGCGAGGGGAGTCACCCATCTCCGCCCTTAGTGTCGCCAGAACAGCTGTTGTATTTGTCTCCACCAGACTGTACAGCGCAGGTGGGAGCGTAGGGCCCTGGAAAAACAGCCCCTGATATGGTGGATACCCTTCAACAAGGGGGCGAGCGAGGCGGAGATAAAGTTTATCTATGTAACCGCATGTACCGCTCGGCGCGGCGGCTACCCCTACTGCCACGTGGGAAGCCACATCACTACTGCGCGGGAGTGGTAGATTGTTCTTGAACAAGAATACTTTCAACCAACTATTTGCATATTCCAAATAGTGTGAGTGTAGTACTGGGCTATAATCCTGTACAGCCTCACGCATGTATGCAGCGAAACCTGCCGCTATGAGTGCGCGGAGCATCCATTCGATGCGGGCGTCATCTGTTAATTCCGCGCTCGGGATGGTAACGTCAGGTGGTAGTAATAAACCTACCGCCCGTGCGATATGTGTATCCGCACGACTATAGACCTCTTGCTTAATACTGGTAAGCTCATCCTTACTTAGCGCTTTAGGTACACCAAATGACGCTGGTTTATCGCAGAATAACTCGCGTAGTTTACTACGCGTTTCCGTAGCAACACGTGCGGTGAATCCTTCAAGGTGGTTACTCAGGTTTGGTTCTGCAATACTAATTTTCATAGGATTACCCATAGTAATTTAACGTTAAGATGTACCGCTGATACCGCAGCACAGCGGCGATAAAATTCTGTTTCGCAGAGTCATACCCTGCGTTTAACTCGGAGTACAGGTCGTACTGTAGTACGTCCAGCATATTCTCTGCGCGCTCTGTGGAGTACACACGATGCGCTGTCTTCAACCGAACACCCCGCTCGGGGTAGCGCCATACTATACACCGCCTCAATGGTGCTATGCGCTGTAGTTCGTACGGGATACATTTAAACACATCCCAGTGTAAGCCCACGTTCCGCTGGTTTTCGAGGCATTGCCAGTACAACTCCGCGGTCTCAGACGCTGTGAGTGGTATCATACTATGCCCCGAATACCTAACCGATGACAATACGCCTCAAGGGACATACCTACGCGCTGTGCTTTACGTGTGTACATGGCTTTCAATTCAGCCAGCACCACCTTTTGGTTCACTTCCCGTTCCCCTCTGGACTGTATGAGGATGTTCTCGGGGTTATTTCTGGACACTGTTAGGTGCTCCCTCTTGTTTGTGCTTATCGTACCAGATACGCAGGACATTCATGGTGATACGGTGTGCAGCGTCAGCCGGACAACCATACATTTCCATGATAAGCATACCCTTACGTGCATTCTTCATAAGGTGCCTAGGTACTCTCATACAACCTCCGCATGATAATCACACAGCGCCCGCTTAGGCAGACGCTGTAAGGTATCACACAAACTCGAGGTCTGCCCTCGGACCACTAGTCCAACCGACGGCTATATCACCCACCGCGTCTATGAATGCCGCGGAATCATACACCGCATGAAACCCGTGATAATCGACTGTACCGGCCTCTGCGAAGTGCAGCACGTCATAAACATCGCCGATTGCACAATCACGAGTGGCACGGTTTTCGCAGTTGCGTACACGTACTTGTTTCATACTAACCCCCCCCTATAAGGCATGATTGCCCTCTAGTCCACTCTTCGAATGGACTATGAGAAATCACGCTGCTTTCGGTAGGACTACCAGCGCACCTGATACATCCACACCCGCCGCAATCAGCATATCCACGATATCGCGGTCGGTAGCGCCGTTGTCTTTCGCAGCCTTAACTCCCGACTTGATACGCGTCAGTGCATTGTTACGCTTGTCATCGGCGGTCAGGTCATCTGCCTTTTTCTTATCCGCGTTAGCCGTGTAGTACGCCATCACAGCGGTGTAGAACTGCTCAATGATACCGGCACGGTCTGCACCTTCCGCTTTGTACGCACTGCGCAGTTGTTCCAGATTGATACCGAGCGTATCAGCACTGGCGAACGCTTTCTTGCCGTCGAAATTGTACCCGTCAGACTTTTTGTCGAACTTGATAGGTAGCAAGTGACGCAGTACAGTGTCAAAGTCGGCAGCGTCAGATTTCTTCATACCAGTGGTAAACGCCACGTTAGAAGAGATGAGGCCGTGGAACAACGCGGAGATAGTCACATCGCGCTTGAGTGTTACAGCTTTAGTTAACTGCGCTGGGATGGCTTTAACGGCGATTAATTTAAAAGTCATGGTAAACCTCATTAGTTGATAGTAGAACTCACATAGCGCCCTGTAGACGCTATAGGTGTGCTACTTACGTAACTTCTTAATCCGGTAGTCTCGCCGGCGGAGGGGCGCCGCTTCTTTGTGCGTTGGGTATGTGTTTCCGTTAACCCACGCCCCGTTAACCCTGTATTGTATCTGGTACATCACAAGCCCCTCGGTGGAGTTGAACAGCCACGGCGTTTCTCAGTGGCTCGTGTTGTCATGTCAAAGGTAGCACGTTGTTTCTCGGTGTGTACCCCTGCTTGATTCAACTTGTCCCTGCATTTCTGTAGAGCGCCGCCACGTAGCTGGCTTAACCCTGTGAAACGCTTTTGAAGCTTCTTGGCGTATCCCATTAGATACCCCACAATAACAACTCTGAATTATCTGCATCTACTGGCATACCAGATGTACCCTGCACCCATGCTTCAATCTCTGCAATGGTGAACTTACTAAAGTCTATCTTCATTTGAACCCCTAAGATTAATGGTAAGCACCCCGTTGTGAGTTGCTTACTCTTAACCTTGTTACCCACTGTACTCCTTTTAATGTTTGATGGATTGGATTCTGGCTGTATGTCAGTCTCAGCCTAGAATCCAACTCAAACATCCCTAGCTCAGAGCTTGCTAGGTAGCAACACTTAATTTCCGCGCCATACTGTGTACGGTGGCGAGCGCCTATTCACTTATCGGAAGGGTTGTGTCATTAACCCTTGCTTAAGACCCACTGCACGACCGTGGAAGGTAAGCTACCTCTCGAGATTCTTCTTTCAGGGCACAATCTCTCAGCATGCCCGCTGTACTCGTTGACCTATGGTAGCGTCTGCCGTACAGCTTCACCTTGTTGACCTTTCGGCCTAAGTCGATGTCTAGGATTCGTGGTCATCGTACCGTGTAAGGTACTACACTTCACCGCAACTGACCGGTACTACTTTGACCTGTTTAACGTCGATTGTCAAACGACCCGTCATTTTAGGCTAATTTGTCGGTTAATGGCTTGCCAGACCAACCTACGCGCTGTGCTATGCACCACCTTTCCCGCGCTGCGTCCTGTTTGGGAACCTGTTACCTATACTAAACTTCTCGGTTGAGTGTGTCAACCTGTTTGTGAGTCGTGATACTCACTGGTAGCCATCTGTATCTACTCACACCCTCTGCCACCGCGATGCGTGTAGTAGCTTAGTAGTCGAGGGCCAACCCTTCTTCGCTTGTCGAAGCACAACCTCTCAATTTACACTTAGTGAGGCGGTTAGTGTCTTGCTTAACTCCGTGTACTGTACTTAGTTACTTAGCAGTTGTCAACCTAGTTGTTGAATCAACCCGTCAACCCATCACTGTACACACTCGGCAAGGCGTCTCGTCTTGCCGTGAAACAACAATAGCAAAGAACAACCGAGATACGCAAGTGTTTTTATCGAATAATCCAAAATAACTCAGAATAATCGTTAAGTCATTGATAACGCTAATAAAGCCCATAGAACGACACTATAAGAGAGAGAGAAACGAGCGAACGCACGAAGAATGAGAGCGCGAGCAAGGGACGACGAGCGAGGCTGCAAGGCACGACCAGCCGCCCGAGAAGCTCGAACGACTAGGAGCACTCGAAGAGTGATAGCTCCGCCTAGCCAGAGAGTGTACCAGTACCGAGAGATGGAGAGAGCGAAGAAAGCAAGTGTTAGGTGCAGACGAAGAAAGCAAGCGCCCACGCTCACACTCCACCACAAGCGGAGAGAGAGAGAGAGCAAGGATACACAAGCGGAGCGCTCCCAGCACTGACTCGAAGAGTCAACACTGAGAGCTACCACCACGCCCAGCAACCAGCACACACCACCGCCGAAAGGAGCGGGCGTACACGCGAGCAACTCAGGGCGCGCACACGCAGGCACTCGCGCGAGCACGCACCTGCGCACCCCCACGGGGGCACGCGAGGCTGTGTGAGTGGAGG